CGTAAATAGATAGATGCCTCCGCCGTCGCTCGTCCGGTAGATTTCAATCGCGTTGAATGTCGCGGTCCCTGAATCCGTGGTCTGGATTTGGTTAGGAGGCAGCGCTCCGTTCAGCGTCGCAAAATAAACCTGAAACCATGTCCCGAGCGGGTCCACGTTCGTGATCTGAAACTGCTGGCCGTTCAGGAATGTCGCGACGGTTACGCCCGCGAACGTGACCTGAAGCCCCGGAACAAAATCGTTGACCGCGTACACTGTGACGATTCCTGCAAGAACTGAGGTAGCGGTGATCGACACGACCGCGTTGCACAACGGCGAAGTATTGCCCGCGCCCGTCACTTGCGCGACTAAGTTGAGCGTGGAACCCGAGTCTATGGTCGCAGCCACGTCAGGATAATTAAAGACCGCAGACCATTGCGTCGGCGAAAGTCCCGCCGCGATGACCGTGAATGACTGGTTGTTCAAAAACGTGCCGACCGCGAGCCCTTCTACGGTGAACACGTTCCCCGGAATAAAATTATTCGTCCCAAAAAAAGTCACGACGTTTCCGGTAACCGAGTACGCGGTGATCGCCGCGACAGTTGGTCCGAAGATCGCACCCGTATTTATGCTGATCGGTGACGAGGTCGAGAGATGCCCGTAGATTGTGCGATAGGCATAGACGTACGAGGTACCGAAGGACTCCGTAAGCTGGCCGGGTCCGATGTTCGTCCACGTATAGCTGCCGTCAACTGTCGTCCCGCCAACCATCTTTGACCAAGTCGGTGCCACGGGTCCGGTGACGATAGGATTCTGAGACAGCACCCAGTAAGGTTGCTGAACCGCGCCTGTGGTTACGATGTACCCGCCCGTCGGCGGCACGTCGACGTTAGCAACGAGAGCCGTCCAATAATTTCCGCCGAAGAAAACTGTCTCACCGACTGTGTACGCGGTCGCCGCATCCCAGTCCGTAACTCCGCTCGTCGTAGTGGTCGCCAGTTGCAGGTTTCCATTCGTATCCAGCACTACCACAGGGACGGGGTAGTTTGAGTTTGGCAGCCATGTCGTCAGCGGACCCATGTTCGTCCACTGTATGGTGCCGTCGTTGATCGTGGACGCGACCGTGGTCGGCCAGAGCGGTTCATTCGCGCCGGAAATTCCCGCCACGCCATTGATCGCGGTCACCACCTCGACGTTTCCGTTCGGGTCTAGGATCGCGTTGTTGATAACAAAATCCGTTTTTGGTAGCCAGCATCCACGGTTAAATATCGCGGGTGCCAGCGTCGGTGCGGGAAGTCCCCAAGAAGACGGATTGATAGTCGAGAACGGCTCTGCGGAATCCCACTTCTGCATATCCACAGATGCGCCGTCCGAAAAATACATCATGTCCCCGATGGCGCTGATGAACCCTTCGTTCGCCGTAGTTTTTGGGATGACCGACGTGATGGTGGTATCTGTGAACTGCGCGATGCGCTGGTTAGAGTCAAACAGGGCGATGACGTTACCGCTGAAATTTCGGAAGCTGTAGAATTCGTCGACGATTTCGCCGATATTGAGAACAACCGGGCAGAAGATAGAGAAACCGGGACGCCGAGACCATTCGAAAAGGTCCGTGTCTTCCATGTTCGCGCCGTCGATGACGGGATCATGAAACGAAACGACATTTACCCCGATGCCCTTGAAGGGGGCAAAGAGTTGCGACCTGTGCGTGTAGAATCCGCTTAACCAAAATTCTATCGCCAGAGCGGGATCGCTTTGGGCAGCTTTTTTCGGCATGTTCGTTGTGGGAGCGGAAGGCTCTCACTAAAGGAAGAAAAGTCTAGTTTCCGATTGCGATGAAGTTGATTACGTCCGTTCCCGTACCTGTGATGATGAAGCTGCTTCCGCTCACTTGGGTCACCTGAGTCGAGAGGGCGGTTGTCTTTTCTTGAATCACAACGTGATACGAAGTCGCGGACGTGAACGCGGCGCTCCCCACAAGCGTGACTGTTACGGTTCCGCCAGCTAGCGTCGCGGTATCTGAGACGATGTGTGGAGATGTCTGTTCTACCCCAGCGGCAGTATACACAGGAGGGAGGAAGGATTCTGCCGCGAGTGCGCGAGCCTTTTCTACCGCAGTCGCAGCGTCCGCATAAGCGGTCGTCGCGAGTTGCGTCGAGTTATTCAGCGCGGCTGCAGTTGGTGCTGTAGGAATTCCAGCGAGCGCGGGAGATGCGTCGAGCACAATCGAGCCCGAGCCCGTCGTGCCGTTCGCGAGATTCGTAGCCGCGATTGGGGAGCCCGCCACATTAAACTGCGCAGCGTTCACGGTACCAGACGCGTTGCCTACGATTCCATTGCCGACATCAAGCACCCCGGCTGACGCGCGAGAAATCCCCGTGTCGGTGTTGATCGTAAAAGCTGCGCTGCCCGGGATATTGATGCTGTTGCTGAATGTGAACGGATTGGTACTTGTTCCCGCAACCGCAGGACCTGTGATAGTTGCTTGCCCCGTGGTGCCGCCGTCGAAAGTGAGTTGACCCGTCGTGGTGCCAATCACACCCAGTTCCTCATTCGCTTGGGCGGTGACGAGACCGCTGAACGAGGTAGCCGTAAAAATAAGCGGGCTCGGAAGTTGCGCGTTCGTTAAAATTCCGGTAATTTCGGAAAACGATATGGGGGAGAGCGTGACCGAGCCGTTCGTGTTGATGGCTGTCACAAACAGACCGGGCGATCCCGCATTGGAAAATATGCCGCCGATGGTCGTAGGGGACGGCGGTTGAATCGCGAAAGATGTCGGATAGAAAATCACATTGCCTCCTACGGTCGCAAACGGCGTGACCTGTCCGAGGTCGACCGTATCGCCATCTGCCTCGGTAAACTGAAACCACATCGGCACCTTGTTGATGATCGCGCCGTTCGCGTCGTAGAACGACACCAAATAATACGTGCCGAGCCCGATGCTGTTCTGCGGATTCAATTCCGCGTTAGACCAAAGCTGTGCAGGCTGAACGAGGTCGCCGTTTTTATCGAACTGAAAATTGATTGGGATTCCGCCAGCGACGATACCGAAGGGCGTTACGATGATCGTCGCGTCCACGTTCAACTGAAACGACACGGAGCCGTTCGGAACCACGAGACCGCCGCAATTTTGGATGTTTCCGTTGATTAGAGTTATCATAACGTTGGCTCTATTTAAGATTGAAAAGTCTCAAACTTTAGTACTATTGCGTTCTGTCTATGGCTCGGCTATACTTCTGACATGGAGGATACACCGATGAACAACCTTAATAGCAAACTTCGCAACGACTTTGGGTTATTCGCAGGAATCGACTTCCCCGACGCCTTCGCACAGGACAATTTCGCATCGCGCCGCACGACTGGCAATAACGCATTCGATCCTGACGGATTTATCACGGGAGCCGAGTTGGAGGCAGGTTTGACGTACGCCAATTCTCGACGTGCGTTTCCGAACGAGTATGATTACACCGACACCGTGCGGGGTCTGTACCGCGTGGATTTTGTCGCCCGCTATTTCCCACGCGTTCGGGTCAACTTTACGAAGTCCGCAACCGTCCGTCAAGTCATGGACGCCAGCGAAAACGAGGTCTAACGTGAAATTCGCAGATTATATTCTATCGGCGCTTTTTCCGTTTCGGCTCGGTCGGCTGGAATCAGTCGACCATGCGGTGCCGCCGTCCCACGACCCTCAAGAGTTACCGCCAATTGAGGGCGCAGTGGGCAAGGCAGTAGAAAAAAAGTACAAGGACGCCATCGACAGGCATTGGCGGACTATCGCATCAAACTGAACTGCGGGGTGATCGATTCGGTGTTCGCCTCGCGGTCTTCAGACTGCAACGCGTTCATGATGGCTGCCTGCGCCATCTGAATTTGCTGCTGCGTTTCTGCGGCAGACATCCCGTACGCGAAGCGCATCCCCATCGCAAGACATAATTCGAAAATCACGTAGGACAAATCATCCGGCCATTGAAACACGCTCTGCCCGCTGATGAACTTCGGCGCGCGCGCCTGATACACGACCGAGAACGCAAACGGATACGTCGAGACGGGCTCGGATATTCGAAACTCAACTACGCCGTTTCCGAAATCCCGTTCACACGACAGCGATATGTTGTCGCCCGTCGCGGTGTATTCGGGTGAGAGTCTGTGAACCGCATCGATAGGATTCACGGGAAGTGGGAACGACGGATTGTTGATGTCGATCAGCGCTGCCGCTTGAAGCCAGCCGAGGTTCCAAATTCCCGGCGCGCCGCTCGGTGCCGCGTAGATGGTCCCAGAGTCCGCGCCGTTCGTGATAGCGACGCCTGTGGGGGTAGTAAACGTCACTGCCGTGCCCGTAGCCGTGAGCAGCGTCACGGTCTTGCCGTTGAGCCCAGCATTCACGCCGACGCTCGCAAAGGTCATTATCCCGCCCGGGACGAAGCCTCCCATGGGGAAGCCGTTACCGTTAACGACGGCCACAGTTGTGATGCCGCCAGCCGCCGAAATATTGGTGATCGCCCCCATCTGTCGACCGTTCGTCGCGAGGACAACGTGAAAATGATCTGGGACGGCGAGCAACTGGTATCCGTTGAACCACTGGCTGGTCTGGTCAAGCTGATTGTACGTGAACAGGCTATTGTACGCGGGATTGACTACGCCCGCGATCAGGACGATGCTCGCTCCGATGTTCTCGGGTCGGAACGGATGCGGGTCCAGAAACTGCACGGTGAGTGTGCCAGCCACGGGATCGAATATGATGCCTGCAGTCTGCCAATTTCCGGTGGGGCCAAAGGTGCCGCCGCCGTTGAATGTTCCGTAGTTCACTTTCGTATACGCGTTCTGATAGACGCCGGGGTTCAAATCCACGCCCGCGCCGCCAGCGGGAAGTTGCCCGCCCGGTGTCGTGCTGTTAATCAGCGTGAAGCAGGATGCGCCCGCGTGTTTGTAATCTTGAAATCCCAACTGACTCACGAAGAAATGTGGGTTCACTGCGGGGTTGTTGCTGCCCATATCCACGCGGTTAAATTTCCACGCCATGCGCCGAATGAGCAGCATCTGGTTGACGCGCTCCGCAATCGAAAGCATCGGCTGCCCATTGATGCCACCGACGTTGAAATAGTTCTGCAACTTCGTGTGTAATTTTAACTGCTCCGCCATTGCCTGTACGGTCGTTGTCATGTTCACATTCGGTACGCCGTTAAAGTTCATGGTATCCCTCTATATACTTACGAAAAGTCTTAAATGAAAAATGCCCAACCCTTGATTTAGAAGAGTTGGGCATTCTCGGAGCACCTAGCATTGTGAGCAGCAATGCAGGAGATGTTAGATTTTCTTGATTTCCGCTTCGACCGCAGGAGCCACTTCGACTACTGCCGTCTTAACGTCGGCTTCGACCTTGCCCTCAACCGCGTCAACAACCTTGGTCACTTCCGCCTCGACTGCGCCTACAACCTTGGCCTCTTCGGCTCGCAGTTTAATCAGCAAATGCTGTGCCGCTTGAATTGCGCCGTCCACAGCATGAACATTCGCAATGGCCTGTTCGCGCTGCTTGAAAAACGTTCCCAACTCTTGCTCTATCGTTTGAATCGCACTCATGGTATTGCTCCTTGTGTGGTACTCCGATTTTACTACTGTGAACTCTTTTTACCGGGCGTCGCCATCCCGCTAATCCCTTTGCTGAAACTTTTTGCTTTTTTGGCTGGCGGCGGTAGCGGTGGTTTTCCGCCATCAACTGCATCACCGCTTTTGCCCGTCGAATTTACCGTGATGTTGTAAACGTGCGGTCGCTTGTCGCCCGTGTCGGGTCCTTTGCCTGCGCCTGCAGCGCCTGCGCCTTTTCCTTTACCTGCGCCCTTACCCGCGCCCGCCCCTGTAGTCGTGGCGGTCTCAGTGCTGGTCCCCGTGCTGCTGGACCCTGAAATAGTAATCGTCACCGCACCGCCCGTCGCAGCCCCGGTGTTACGTGTGGCGGTCGCGCCGCCCGTGCTGGTGCTGGTTCCCGGCGTCGCTTGCGCAGCGGCCAAATTGGCAGGCTTCGCAGAAACCGGAGACACAGTAGAATCCTTTTTAACCATTTCGATTTCCCGTCATTAAAACTGGAAGAACTCGTACGCTTGAGCCGTTGGTGTCGCGGCAGCCAAACTTACGTTGGCGAACCGTAACCGAACCAGCGCCGCCTTGCCGCGCGAGGTCCACACGACCGAGCCGTCCGTTGTCACCGCACCCTTCACGGTGTTAAAATTCGCGAACCCGATAAACTTGACCGCCGTGGTTCCGCCCGTAGTCGCCTGAAACAGATAGCCGTTCAGTTCCATGTACGCCGAGGTTGCAACGACCGTGGCCGTGCCGGGGTATGGAGGCTGAATGCAATCCGCGCCGCCGACCACGATACCTGTGGGATCAGCGAGACTATCGGAACGCATGTAGTGGACGGTCTTTTGAACCTTCCACTGCGAACCCGAGTTTGCAACACGAACGAAATAATCGACCGTGCTGCTTGCCGCGATAAGCGGCAGCGTATCTTGTGCGCCGTTCGTAAAATCTGCCGCGCCGACGATATCAAATGCGCCGGGGGCGTTTGAAACATATGCACGACTGTTATAACCGCGTGAACCTGCCATGAGATTATCCTTCTGCTCAAACGAACTGTTTTATGCTTCCCAAACGTCGTACTCTTGGGCGACCGGAGTGGCTGCCGTGATCGACACGTTCGCGAACCGAATGCGAACGATAACCGCCTTCCCGAACGAAGTCCATACAACGGTTCCGTCCGTAGTAGTCGCACCCTTCGCGAGGTTGAATGCGCTGAACCCAATGAAGTTCGCCGCAGTCGTACCCGTCGTCGTTGCTTGGAACAAATATCCATTCAGTTCCATGTACGACGCTGGGTTGAATCCCGCCGTCACAACTGTCGAGGTACCCGGATACACAGGCTGAATGCAGTCGACGCCGTCGATGACGATGCCTGCCGTTTCGGTGGTGCCGTTCGGGCGAGCATAGAGAACCGACTTTTGGGTTTTCCATTGCGATCCGGTGTTTGCGACAATCAAAACGTAATCTGCCGTGCTCTCTGCGGGCACTAGCGGGAGAGAGTTCTGATAGGAGACGGTGCCGCCAGTCAAACCCGTCGAAATGACCGTAGTCGATGAGATAGTGACCGCGCCGTTGCCGCCGCCGACCGCCAGCGCGCGACCGACGAGAGTTCCGCCGCCGAGCGTGATGGAGGCATAAGCGAGAATGGTTCCAACCATGTTCGAAGTCGCCACGGTGGTGAGGGAACTGCCGACAAGCCAAATTACGTTGCTGGCCTGCGCGCCGTTTATCAACACTACAGATTGACCCGAAGCCAAGTTGATCGTAGACCCCGCCTTGAAAATAAAGACTGCGTTCGGATTGCCTTGAGCATCCAACACGATACCCGTAGGCATCGTCATGGAGTCGGGAGATGAAAATCTGCCAGCAAAATAAACGTTCGTGCCGCCGTTCCCTGAAGTACTCAGGTTGGCGAGAGTGCCCAAATCGGTAAATGACAGAGCGGCATACGCGGTGTACGCAGCCAATCCTGCAGTGCGTGCAGCCGCAGCGTTCGCGTTGTCGATGATCCCCGGCAACACAACCTGTGACGGAGGAAAGTTAGAGATTGACATCGTCGGCGCAGTGCCGATATTCCCGCCCGTGATCTTCGTACCCGCCGCAGCAGAGCCTGTAATTCCGCTATATGCCAAAATGGCGTATGCGCCAGCCAAGCCCAAACTAACGTCCCCTACAACAGGAGCCAAACTTCCTGTACTAAAGTCAGTAGGGTAGACAACGAAATACGCGCCCGGGGGATTTGACCCTCGAAAGCTGGACGTATAACCGCGCGATGAAATCGACATTGTAATTTCCTTTAAGTTCTGTCGGGAACCGACAGGAGCCCGCAAATGTGCTGGGCTCTCTATTTATATCAGAGATAGTCTAAAACTCTAACCCCATGCCACAGTTTTGATGAAGCGTGTGTCCCACATCTTGCGATGAGTTTCTGGCGGATGATGTGTGCCGCGATTTCGTGCGGCTTGTCTCGCAGCATTCGCGGGATTACCGAATCCGTTCTTGCCTCCCATCTTAGCCATGGATTGTTTCTTTCGTGTTTCAAGAGACGCGTGATGACCGACGCGATTCGTATTTCCTACGCCGCGCTTATTGCCGAGTAGGGACGCTGAAATAGCCGCGCAAGAAGTTGAATTGTGGTGATGCCCCGAAGTTCCTTCGCCGCCGTTCGTTCTATTGCGAAGACAACCTGTCCCAAGGTCTTTCCGTCCAAATAATTCAATCAACGCCACCTCAGATGCAAACGCTTCCGCTTCGTTCAGCATTGGAAAAATCAGGATTCGTGATTTATCAGACGGGCGATGTACGCCGTGATAGCCTTTAACGGCACGCCTGCCTGAACCCTTCCCCGCGTAATATGGGGAGCCATCCGAAGCGCGCAGCCACAGGTATGAATAGTAGTCCATGCGCCTATTGTATCACGACATGCTCTCAAGGGCCATTACTGTTGGGTAATTTTTGTGGGCGGCAACGACGTAGGCGCAGCCCTTCAGATGTTGTTCAGAATGGCTGATCGCTAATTGTGCCGCTTGCTCTTCCGAGGCAGCAATTCTCCACTCTTTAGGGTGTATCCAATCTGAGCAGAGCACACAAACACCGCGAGGTTGGTGGTCGCAATGATTGTGACAGAGGTTAATAGCCGTCCGCCCATTTCTGTCCAAATGAGGACAATTCGCTTTGCGCTCGGCGTCCATTCGGCGAAGTTCGGCTTCGTCTTTCTTGGACTTCAGCGATTCGCGCAGTTCGCGCTTAATCTTTTCGGGGTCTTCGTACGGACGATTGGCTTCCCGCAATTTCTCAGGAGTGATAGCCATGTCGCGGAGCAGCGGAGCCAAGTTAGCGAACACACCGCTGACAGCTTCCTTGACTGCGGCGGCGACCGTGGAATTCACTATCGCCTGAACTTCGGGGGACATAGAACTAGAATTGATGGGTGTGTCAGTATGCTCAGTCATGTTGGTACTCCTGTTTAATTAAGAATAGTCTATTATTCAAGCGAGTTCGCGATGTTTCGCTGCGAGATTACTTCGCCGCCGTACCGGAAACTTTCTGTGGCATTGTGCCAACGTTCGTCGTTGAACCCGTCCACAGGATCGCCAAATTCCTTGAGCACGTCTTCCCACTGCAGCGCGCCCTTCATCAAACAGTAGACGAGCACCGTGCGCCAGCCTCGGCGCTCTTCGGTCGGCAGGTTGCGCGCGTCCACGAGTGCGTAGGAAAATTCTGTCATCCAGCCCTTCGGCATTCCGGTCAGGAACTGGACGCGTCCCAAGTTCTCGGTGTAGAGCCCCCAGTCGTCGGGGAAGTTAATCTGTTGTTGAACAAAAATGTGCGGGTTCAACTTTTGGACGCAGAAGATTAAGTCGCTGGAGTGCATCGCTTCGCCCTTGCGGCGGTTGAAATTTTTGAAGTCCTCGTGATCGCCCTGCCGATACAGGTCGAGCAGCGGTTCGAGTTTCGTCTCGATGTACCGTTCGCGAGCCTCTTCGTACGGCTCGAATTCCTCGGGTCGCATCCGGTTGACGCGCGCCTGCGTTTTCTTCGAAAAATAGTCCGATGAAAATAAGTCCTGCACGGTGCCCCCAAACGTAAAAATGCGGTGCCGCTTCTTTGGGTTTCCCCTCCACGGCACCGCCACTGATTATTGGACTGCTCTCTTTGTAGTTTCAGGATGCTAGTGTTTACAGGCGCATGAGCCACCTCCATGAAATGGCGATTCGAACGCTTTGCCGAAACCCGCTCGAAACATGATGTTCAACGTTTACTTCATCGGGTACATCGTACTACCTGCGAAACAAATTGTCAAGACCTATTTTCTGAGACTCCACAAGCGACTCGTCAGTCCGCCGACGCCAACAAAAACCAGCCAGAGAAGGAACAGTGTCACGGCTTTTCCTTTCGAGGATACGCGAATGTGAGGTACGCGACTTCCAAGTCATAGTTCTTCAAGCAAGTGGGACAAGAAATTTGCGCGTGTTTGTCGTAAGATGTCCCCGGTGGATAGACTTTCTCGGTTAGATGCCCTCGGGCACATTTGAATTCAAAGACCACGTCCATCAGGTCGCCTCAAAGTGTGGTCGGCGTATTCTTTGGATTTAGGAGCCCTTTGCTAGAAGGGTTCATGCCCCGCCGACTGGGTCAAAGTGTTTACCTTACCTTACGATTAAAAAGTCTACTTCCTCGAAATTCGTGCCACACTTGGTCGAGCATCGACCAGAAGCCTATCACCAAAAGCCAAAACGAAATGAGCCGCACGGTGTTAGTCCGTAATTTTCGCCGCAATCGATGCGGTGATTCCGAAGAATAGGAAACCGAGTGCCGCTCGGGGAGCCGCCGTAATCCCTTCAACCCCGAGGACGGCAAACTTCTGCATAAACCCGACAGGTTTCAGGACGTACCACGCCAAGAAGTCCAGCCCCGGAATGATAGCCGCCGCGCCGATGATGGCGATGAAAAACAAAACCCAAAACACTACATCTTTCGTTCGCATGGTGTCTCCTATTTCGCGACCTGCTCAAAAACGCGATACTCCAACTTATTCGATTTCGACCCTTTTTGTGCAACTCGTTGAGCCGCCGCCTTGGTGCTGTAGACTTTCGGGTAGTCTTCCGACCTGAGCCACTTGTCGTTGCACTCGAACACCAAGATGTACCCTTTCTTGCTCTTCGTTTTCATGGTGTCTCCTATGAGTCTATCCTTCGATTCCAATCTGGTAGGTCGGCAACGTCGTTCGGATTATTCGCTGCGACTTTCTGCGCGTGAGCGTGCATCGCATCCTTGTACTTCTGCAACGTCCCGCCCGGGTCTTTTCCACAGTCTGAATTCAACAGCGACAACGTTGCGGGTCCGAATTCACCATCCGCTGGGCAGCCGAGAGATTGCTGCAACACCTTCACTGCGGTGCCGACGCCGAACAAAACGCCGAGGTCAAAAAGTTTATTCGCGGCTTCCTGCAATTCGATTTGCGAGTAGAAATTCTTCCAGTAGTTTTGCTCGTAGTATGCAATCGCTACGGGGACTGTCAGGTTCGCGATGTCTGCTCCCGGCATGTCGAGTGCGGTGATGCCGTACTTCGTGCCGACCAGAATCCCGAGACCAACCTGCCCGCCCGACCAGTTCGCCCGGTCGTTCGTCATTTTTTGGTAACCGCCTTCGTGAGCGGGGTCGAGCGTTATCATAATTGCGGTGCGTGCGTCAGCCATCAGATCATCCCCTTCAGGTATCCCTGCTTCAGCGGTCGTTTCAGCACGTCGGTCGGCTGAACTTCTTTCACCGACAGAACGTCGACGTGATCGATCAAGCCGAGGTCGTACGTGGCTTCGCGAATCGCCGTCAACGTCGCCTCGTTCTCTGTGGCTGCTTCGACGCCGTACGCGTGAGTGGAAATAACTTTTGTTTCCAACGTGACGATGTATTTCATTTATACTTCCTTACCATCCCGACTAGTTGTTTCTTCTTTTTCGGAGACTGCATCAGCGGCAGTATCATCTTCGCGAACCGATGTGCTTCGTGATTAAAGAACGTCAGTATCCAGTTCCGATGATGGATAGGTCGCACACGCCACCGTCTCAGATACACATGTCCAAACCCCAAGTGATGACGAATGGCGTCCAAAATAGGCTTTTCGCATTGTGAAATTTTGATATTGAGATAACGCTTTGCGTGCGGTTTCCGTTTCCCGCCGCCTTTCGTATACGATGGGTTTCCTTCCCCTTCGTAGAATCCTGCTATCCAACTCAACGTCATCATGAACAGAATAGTACTTTAGTACCCTTGACTTGTCAAGCCCTTTCTGATATTATTTTCCTGTTCGGGTAAACTGGTCTCAAGATCGAGGGCTCGAATGTTGGGGTCTGAGTTCCCAACTGTCACGCCGTTGGCTGTCGGATGGGACGCTCGGTGGGCGCTGACCCGCTGCCTGTCTCACGGGAGGCTCATCAACGGGAAGGACAACCACATGCGCCGCTAATACCACGGCTAAAGTCCAGCGACGGTTATGGGAAATACCTGACGAGCCCGAGAAGCCCGCCGCAAAAGGGAAAGCCCGCAGTACCGCAAGCAGATAATGCTCTGGCAGCCACAGCGAATAGTGGGAGGCGCATCAATTTTTCGGAGGCGGTTATGGATCACACAGGCGATGGAGAAAATTGGTCGCAGCCGCATGTCTGTGTGCTGTGCGGCGCTCGTTGGGACTGTCGATATACGCTGTGCTTGGAGCCTTACAGGACCGAGTGCAGGAAATGCAAATGTGGACTTCCGTTGTGCGGACTTATGTCGTCTTCTTCTTCAGGTTCTTTATTTCCCGCTGCGCCCGAGCCCAGTACGCGTTGACGATGGAGTTGAACGCCGTACCATGCCGCAGTTCAGGTTCTGCGATATGGAGCATTTCGTGAACCAACGTTATACCCCATCCGCCCGGTCGAAAATAATTCAGGACGACAATCGGTAGCGCAAAATTTTCGTCGCGGTTCATCACGATGCCCCACAGCTTCGGCATGGTCTCGTTGTCCACGAGGATGACGGTCGCGTCAGGGAGCCGCCCGAACCACAGAAGTTTATTTAGTCTTCCGTACAGGTGCTGGGGCGTCAAGGTTATTCCTCTTTCGGTATTCCTTAACTGCGTCCACGAAATTCTGTGCTTTTTCTTGGGTGGCGAAGTGTCCGATAAAGTTTATCAGTTGGGCTCGCCATTTGAATTTGCCGCCGTTAGGGAATGCCCATATCTCGAACAGTTCGTGACCCATGTTACCTCATTGCTCGAAAGATCGGAGCGAGTTGAATTTGCAGCCATTGCCAGAACGTCAGTTTGATGAAGGGCAGCGTCACATGCGACATGGCCGTGATCCGCCGCCCTTCGTCAGTGCTCTCGCCAGCAAGTTGAATTTCAAATTTGAGTTTGCGGTGCCTCTCGCAATCCTCGCACAAGCAGAATTCATCAATCACGGTTTCGCCTCCGCGATGCCGATTTCATTTTCTCTTCCGCCCGGTTCTCGCGGGCAGTCTTCCACAGATAATACTTCTCCGCAAAGGCTGGGATGCTCGCGAGGTCGGGCACCTTGACGTGCATCTCTATGGCCGCGTTCGTCAATCTTACATCGTCAGCAAAAAATGCTAACGCCGTCTCCCGAATGTGCCACGCTCGGTTCTGACCGTGGTGCTTTTTCTGAAATCGTTTCACGTACGTTTTGGTGATGTACGGCGTCTCGCTGCCCTTGACGTACTCCACGTTGCAGCACTTCTCGTCGGAGCGCCTACGTTTGTGACAGAACGGGCACGTCTGCATTTTGGCGCGCGGTTTCGCAGCGGTACCCATGAGAATGTCTTTCGCCGTCTCCAGCATTTCCTTCGAGAACACAGGCTTGAATTCAGGATTAGCCACGGTAGTAGCCTCCCTTGACGCGTTCGCGCTGAACCTCAACGCGGTCGGCGAGTAGGACAACGTCGCCCTCGAACCCCGGCATGACCGAGAGTTGCCCCTTCACCAGTTCGAACCACTTCGTCGCATCCTCTTCGGTCTTGCGATTATAACCTTTCGAGACTGCGCCGCCGTCCAACTCGACATGGATATTATATATCATGTTTCATCACCTTTGGTCTCCCGCCGATGTGAACCTTCGTCGAGGAGAATGATTCATCATGCCATGAAAGTTCGCGAATGTCCAGATCAAAAATGTTTATCCCGAACCCGCCGCGAGCCGCCCGTGCTACGGCTTCGGGTGCATCCCCAGTGCTTATGCTGTACGGCTGGTGGTCGTACGCCAGCACGTTAGTGACGGGCATGACTACTCCGAGTCCGTGAGCGTGCCGCACGAAGCTGGTTCGTCAGTTTGTTCGTCGGTCTCCCGCACGTCAACCCGAAGTGTGGTACGCCGATTCTCCTGCTCGTACACAGATCGAAATTCCTCGATTTTTGCTTCGAGCGCGGCAATCTCGGCGGTCTTCAGAATGTCGTTCTTGACCGCGATATCGATAATCAGCGCGGCTTTGTCGTACTGCGACAGAAGGAACCGCACGTCGTCGGGCGTCACCGCGAGGTGAGCCGCGATGTTGCGCCGAATGTCGAGCAAAATTTGATCGCCCGTGCGTTCCGACGCCTTTACTTTCTCGCTTTTCTTGACGGCTTGTGCCGCTACTTCGCCTACGTTCTTTCCCATCATATCCTCCGTTAAAATGGAATATCGTCGTCGATTTTTGTTCCGTCAATCGTGGGCACCACGACCGCAGGTTTCTCGAAAAACAGTGTCGGGTTTTTGTCCCCGAGTTCTACCCGCTGCCAGCCGAGCAATTCCCGTTTGCGGTCGCTGCCCAGAGCCGCCTGCAGTGTGATGCGTTCGAGGTCGGTCAACTTCGAGTTGGAGTTGGTGTCGACCACGATATGATAACGCCCCGGCTTGCCGCTCGGCGACGGCGTGCGGCGAACCACTACGGCGTTGGGTCGAAACTCCAAAAATATCGGAAACAGTTCATCAAATTTCGCCGCTCCCTGCTCGTCGTCGATGTCGATAAAAAGTTCGGTCTTCGACGGGAGAACAACGTCCCAGCCCTCGACCTTGGCTTTCTTGAATGCAGTCTCGCTGAGAACCGCGTACTCTGCGGGGATTTCTGCCAGTTCATCGTTGATGATATCGTCGGCCACTTTAGCCTCCAGACGGAAAGGCGGCATCTCTGCCAAGGTGCCGCCCGTCTCGCTCGCTCAGTTCCTACTGCGAATCCTACCCCAACTTGGGGAAATTGTCAAGAACTATTTCACGCGCGCCTTGACCGCTACGATATGGTCGCATGCGAGCCGAGGGCGAAACAAATTGTCGTCGCAGCCGCAACGGTACCGAATGTCGCCGCCGTGCCGTGCGCCCGTCACTGTGTGCGCGATCCCATCCTTCGACCGCGACTGCACCTTCGCATACACAACTACTCCGTGCTTGGGTTTCTTTGCGTGTCGCAGAGATATGATTTTCATTTATGGCTCCAGTATAACAGGTTCGAATTTTCCCAACGTCTTCCACATCCACTTGTCCGCCTGCACGAGGTAGACCGCCTTGTGCTGGTGATAGTAGCACCGACCACAGCGGCTGCAGCGAAACTCCGACGTGCATCCGCACGGTAGGTGGGTCGCCAGCATCACGAGGGGCGGTTGCTTATCGTCCATTACTTCGTCGCCACCTTCACATAGTGCCCAACAACGGAGCCGTCGTGATGCTCGTCAATCACGAACACTTGGTACGGGCGGTTCTGCCGCTTCTCCGTCATCCACAGTTCGTGAGCCTTTGGATTCTTGCGGTCCCGATGGTTCAGTGCTCTGCCCGTTCGATTGATTTCCATGGTCATCCTTTTTGAAGTGCTCTTCAAGTGTCTTCGCCGACTGCGTTAATCCTTCGCGACGGCAGGCGTCTATCGCTTGCAGAATTCGCTGCATGTGAGTCAGTTTCATCGAACGCTTCCCACGTACACGAATCCCCAGAAAATTACCGACTTGACCAGATACGCGATGAGGAAAGTGGCCCTCATAGATCGGTCTTGTCCCGCCAGCCCAAGAACACGGGGAAACGCGGCTTGTCTTTGCTGCCGAGCGGAAAATATTTGACCTTTGCGATTTGTCCGATTATATCCTTGCGTCCTGCCCATATCGTTGCGCGCTCGGCGTCATTGAACCCGGTACCTACGCCAAACTCGACGCCGTCGTACGTGCCGCCGACGCCTCGAACGATTAGCTTGCCTAGATCGCCGCGCCCGGTCAAGTTTTCTTGGTTGCTGCTGCGCTCCGTGCGCCCGAGTGCGTTCGTCGTGGCAACGTTTCCGTTGTGCATCCGCTCTTCGAACCCGATGACTACGGCTTCGGTGTCTTCGAACCGCTTGACCTTGAGAAGGTAGCCTTCTCTTTCGGTGCTGCGACCATTCTTGTAAGGACCGTCCAAGCTGCGGACCATGATGCCCTCATTGCCTGCGTCGACGGCGTTCGCTTCGTACTCGTTCAAGATTTCTACCTCGTCGATATAAAGATGCGGCAGGACGCATACGGCGGGATTCTTATACTTGAAGTTTTTCACGTAGGCGGAACGGTCCTCGAACCCGCCGTCGATTTTGAAGTTGTCGAACACATGATAGCGGAGCCCGGTTGTGTCGTTGCCGTCGCCCATGACAGCGCTGACGGTCTTGCGGTACGCGTCGGGTTCCGTAGGATCGCCTACGATTAACTCGCCGTCTGTGCCTTCGGGCACGCCCGCGAACATCTCTTGCACGAGGTGGTTGGGGATTTCCTTGAGACTGCGGGACATCAACCGCCCGCCGATTACGACGCAGCGCACACCGTCCAACTTGATCGACGCCAGAACCGGGTACTTCAATTTTGTCACGTCCGAGCACTTCGAAGCCAACATCGGTTTGAACATGTGTTTCTCCTATAAACATCGTACCAGATTTGGGTAAGGCTGTCAAGTTATTCGTGGCAAAAACTTGACAGCCGCCCAAGGTTATTAGTCGCCGTCCTGAATACGCATCGCGTAAATCGTCTTCTCGTCCCACAGGGTGCCGACTCTCTTAGGCTGACACGGGTCCGCCTTGGGGATCGGGCATCCAGAGTGCGACGATGGAACACGACGTACGACGGGGCGCTTCGGCGCAGGCACCACAATTACGGGTGCGGGCGTCGGAGCCTGCTGTATCACCACTGGCGCAGGCAGCACCGTGATATTGATTTCGGATGCCTGCTGCGGAAGCGGTTGCGGCGTCGGTGCCTGAATTATCACTGGCGCGGGTGCCACAACAAACGTCAGGCAATCGGCCAGCACTAGTCCTGCACGTTTTGCCGCGTCCGTCTTACACAGAATAGACGCTGCTGCGAAACGATTGCCGAGAGCCGCAAACGAGCGCGCGGTTTCCCGTGAATCGCAACCCTTATCGATCTTACCCGCACCGAACGACGCGCCGAGCAACGGAGTCTGAGCCGCGCCGCTGAATCCCTTGAAGCATGGTGCCGAAGGCAGAACGTCTGGAGCAATGGCGCTCGCGACCTGCCGGGGCATGTTGACCGTTGATGTGTAGTTGTTCGAATTGTCGCCGTTGCCCGCCGCGACAGCCGATTGACTTTGGTTCGACGCGCCGCCCGTCGCACTACCGCCTTGTGCGGACTGCGTCTGACCCTGCTTCTGGTTTCCGCCGTTAGCGGTGTTGGTGTTCGTTGAGTTGCCGCTATTCGCCAGCGTAGTCGTCGCAACGTTGCTGTTGGACAGCGTAGAATTCCCGCTACCGTTAACAGAACCGCCTGCACCGCCTGCGCCGCCCGTCGCGGAGGACTTCGAACTTCCGCCCGTAGCGTTCGAGGTAGAGTTGCCGCCAGTTGCGTTCGAACTGGAATTGCTGTTCGACTTACTGCTCGACTTGCTGTTGTTCGTATTCGTGTTGCTATTCGAATTCGCATTCGAGTTGGTGTTTGAATTCGTGTTGCTGGTCGTGGAGGGCGGCGGCGTTGTCGACGGCGGAGGTAAAATCTCGCATTCGAACGTGAGTCCGCCGTCAACTACGATTTGCCCTAATCCGTCGCCAGTTCCTTGAGATGTTGTCGTGCCGTTCGGAACCTGCACACGAATTGCGTTTGGCGTCGTGCAGTTCCATGCGAAGGCTGGAGCCACCGTACACAGGAGTCCCAGCGCGATCAAACTGATTCTGCTAATTGATTTCATTGCTTCCTCTTCACCAAATTCTGCCGCCGAATCGTGATTGGCGGTTCAGAATTAGAAATTGTCGATGCCGTACTGGTTCAATGCCGCGAGTCTAAAATCGGCATCCTCGATATCCACACGCAGTGCGATGCGGTCGGCGAGTAGCTGGTTCTTGAACACGAGTGCGTTCGTTGTGTCGGCGTTCTCCACGGCTTTCAGGTCGTCGCCAATCAACGCATCCTGTGCCGCCAGAGATTGCCGAACGCGAGCCTCGGTGCCCAGTGTATCATGAATCTGCTTTTCGAGCACGTTCGCACTTTTCACGACGCCGCCTTCTTGCGACGCTTTGAATTCAGCCGACGCCGTCGCAGCTTGGTCGAGGTGCCGATGCTCGAATCGATTTCCGAGATTATAGGTAAACGTTGCCTCGCCGTATGGTCCGCGCGGACCCGTGGGAATCTGCTGTCGCGCGCCGAAGTCCAGCAGCACATCCCAATCACTCGCGCGCTGCACACGATTGATCGCCGCTTCTACGTTTTTGTCTCCGTCGTGTGCCGCCCGCACCATCTCGCGAACGGGAATCTTCGGAACGTCGGGAATGTATATAGCGTCAATCGCCAGCAGCGTCGCCATGTAGTCCGCCGACAGTTTCGCTTTGGTTGTCTGAAGGGCATACAACGTCGGCAGCGTCAGGTCCTGTGCATCCACGCGAGCCTGAGCGTCCCGAATCATCGCGATAATCTGCCCTTGAGCAACCGCAATCAGTTCTAAGCGGTGCTTGAGCGCATCCCGTTGGATCGCAGGGAACGCGGATGCAATCGCCAGCGTCGCATCCTCGGTGTACGTGTACTGTCCACAGTTTGAATACGCCAAGCGAACGGTCGCTGACGCCTTGCGGACGCCGCCGATACTCTCTTGAATCCCGCTGTACGCCTGCGGCGCGCCAGCAGTCGCCTGTGATTGCGTGAAACCTGTGATGCTGCTCGGCGACCGAAGTTGAATTGCCGTCGCTTGAGCCTGTTCGACCTGCGCCGTGCAGTACGCATCCTGCTCTGGTGTAATCTGCGCCTGCGCCGAGACTGCCGCGAGTAATGCGAGTGCTATGGTGAGAATTTTCATGTCGTCTCCGTTAGAATAGCAGCGGCTTCGCGCCGAGCATGAGAGTTTTAGATTGCCCTGACTTCCGGTCAATCAGATTAAGCTGAACCAGAAAACCGCGCGTCGGTGTTTTGAGTACAGGGTTCATCGCCTGTTCTTCGTCTCCGAAAACTTTATCGACCCAGCCTACTTGGTGGCATAGCACCATGCTTAGGTAACAATCGAATACCGGGGCACCGACTTTCGCTGACTTCTGGTTATCATATGGAACGAAAGCAAACACTGAACGGTCGGACTGGCTCGCCGCATAGTATGGGGTCGCCTTCGCCCGATTGACGGCGGCATTCACGACAGCGATTTCTCGCTTGTTTGTCACGACCTGTTCCGCCGCCACCTTCTCTGCGTCTTCGATCTGTTCAATCTGGTTCTCCAACGCCTCACGTTGTACCAGAATCGCGAGCCGACTGGTATGCTCGGGATTTTTCTGTGTCAGATCGTCTTGCATCACCGCTTCCTCGATCTTCCCGTCAGTAGCGCCCACTTTAACTTGGTTGACTGATACCAACAACGCCGTGGCGTCGTTCTTCGTAATCAAACCTGCCTGCAAATCTCGGGCGACACCCGCCTGTAGTGCGTCCACTTGCGCAACTAGAGCGACAGACGCAGTGTTGTTTTTCGTTTTCTCTACATCTAAGTCGGAAAGCGCGTGTCTCGCCGCCCAGTCTTCGCTTGCTTCTTTTGGTATCTCTTTGTCCAGCCGACTTCGCAAGCCGCGAAGTTCCTGCTCTTGCCTAAACATCGTTACCAGTCCGATTTCAGATTGATCGAGAGCCAGCGTCAACGTGTTTAATGATTCGCCGCTCGTGACGATCTGCTGAGTCAGGGCGAGAACCTTGTCCCCCGACGCCGTGAGAATAATCGGCGCGCACCATGATGTGTTCAGCGCGTAAAACCCCAGCAACACAGGATAGGATAGAATCAATGCCAGCACGCCGTAGAGAAAAATCACGCCTGCCGTTTTGTAGAATCCAAGTGCCAGCCGATGCAGTAACGGTACGATCTTCATTGTGACCCCTTTTCGTCGTTTTTGTTTCGTGCGCCGCCCCAGCCATCGAAGTCGAGTGTGAACAGGGCGGATGGAACCAAGAACAGAACTTTAATCAAACCCCATGTCGCAAAGCCTACAACTTTTATCGGGTTCGCCTTCATGTGGGAAAAGAAATTCATAAACCATACTACCACAATCGCAGACCCTGCGCACATTAAACATTTAGCGGTGACTGAACTTGCAGGATCACTCGAAAGCGACAGCCAAAAAGAGCACATCATGATGGGGAGCGTCACCGTGGTCAGCAGGTAGCTGGTCAACGCCAGCGTGCCGACGACCGTGTTGCTGTACGGGTGCGTAATGGTCTTAATCGAGTCCCCGAGACCGCTGCGCGCCCATCGAATCTGCTGTCCCCAATATCCCTCGAATGTGTTCGGTGCCGTAGTCCAGCAAATCGCACGCGGGTTGAAAAATGTTTGGTACCCGCGCAGCAGAGTCTGATGCGTAATGAACCTGTCTTCGCCGTAACGCACCGATACCCCTAAGAAGTTTCGCTTCTCGATGGCGGGTTCGATTTCTTCGAAAACGCTCCGACGAATCGCCGACATGCAACCGCTTATCACCGCAACCTGCCGCAGATACGCCTCGGGTAGTTTCAGCCAGTGGAAGAATATCGCGTACACGTACGCTTGAAACGCCGTGAGCGAGTTTTCATTCGGGTTGATTAGTTTGACCGCCCCGCCAACCAAAGCGATCTTGGGGTCCGAGAAACACGCTATCATTTCGCGGATCGCATTCGCATCCAACTGGGTATCAGAGTCGATGGTGATGATGATGTCGGACGTGGAGTTCCGAATCGCTTCGCCAATCGTGATAGCCTTGCCTTTATTGACCGCATTCCTCGACGCCGTGACGCACTCGAAATTGTCCGCTGCCATCTGCATCCATTCCCACGTATCGTCCTTGGAACAATCATCAAAGGCAAGAATTTTGAACTTATCCTTTGGATAGTTACTCTCCCCCGCCGCCTTCAACGTGGCGTAAATAGCCTCGCCCTCGTTGTAGCAGGAGACAAGGACGACCACGGATGGTGTGAAGCTGTAGTCTTTCTGCAGCCCCAATTCTGGGGAGGCGATTCGCAAGATGCCTGCGAACGTCAACTTCGCTGCCCAGAACACCAAGAATAGGTACGGAATAAGTAAGACGGCGTCGGTCACGATTTCTCCTCAGATACCCGGATATCTCACTGCGTGATACGTCAACGCGTACAGCCAAAACAACGCGGCAGACGCTAAAACCCATTCGTACCAGAACAATTTCACGGCTTGACCAGTTCCTCTAGCATCGCATCTGGATGGAATGGCTTCTGGAACATTTTAATCTTGCGCCCGTCAGCGCGTTCGGGCGGTTGGTTCGAGTAATCGGCGGACATCATGACAATTTTGACGTTGGGATCGAGGTCGAGAATTTCGGACACCATCTCGAACCCATTCATGTGCGGCATATTCCAATCTGAGATAACCGCGTCGAACGGAAACGGCGAACCCAGTGCATACCGAAAATCGTGGAGCCCTTGTTGCCCGTCTTCCGCCGTCTTAACTTGGTGCCCTTCCCCGTGGAGAATTGTTCTGACAACCTTCAACAGGTCTGCGTAGTCGTCAACCACTAGGATGTGCATCACTTCGCCCCTTCGGTGATCGCCCTGATGTGCCGCAGATTATAGCGCTGGTACTTTTCGATCAGTTCCTCGTCGCTCAGAAGTGATAGAGCGTGTCCCATCGCGGACTTCTCTCCGCCGTTGCGTTCCAACAGACCTTTCCGAAGCCACTGCGCCTTATAATTCGTTGTCATTTTGCCTCCGTGTCGCCGATGTCAATTCCCATATCGTGCAAAAACTTCAAGTCGGATAGGGTGAGGTTATCCCACACAGTTTTTGACTCGTCGGGGATAACTTTTTTCTCCGACGTATCGACCCAAACCTGAAAATCGTCGATAGCTTGTTTCAGCAAATCCCGCTGTTCGATGGCCTGTTTCAGCAGGTTCTGTTGCTTCTCTTGTTCCCTCGCCAGCCAGTTGTTCCCGTCCATTAGTTCAGTCCCTTCACGTTGTCGTCAAAAAACTTCTGACGTGCAACTTCATATTTGATGGAATTATTGATGCGGTCGAGGTAGTCTGCGAGGCGACTTTCCAAAATGAATTTTTCACGCGGACTGGGATCGTTGCGGAGTTCGGCGCGGACTTGCTTCAGTTCATACGCCAGATTTTCGTCCAGCCAGTCTTTGTCAGTGATAGTTACGTCTCTGTCGATGTTCTTCATTGGGTCTCCTATCGCTTACAAACCAACTTTACCCGATGTCGAGCATGGCGTCAATGGTACCGAAGTACTATTTTTCTCTTTCTTCGACAATGCCTTTCGTATTTCGCGCACTGCCGATGGTAGGAGCCCCGGCGCAGGACGGGCAGAGCCAACCCCACTGAGGTTTATCAGGATAGCTGGGTTCGTTCGATGTGTTTTCGCAGCGGATCAGGTCTCTACCTACTTGCTTCCGACCGATACAACGAAAAGGAATCATAGTCATCGTGTTCTCCTAGTGAATTTTGGTTCTCTATCGCTGTGTGCCCGCCTGTGACATTGTGCGCAGATAAACACAGAATTTGCAAGTGAAATCTCGCCGCCCTTGCCGCGATGTTGCTGCTCGTGCATGTGCCCGTTGGATTCTAAGACGAGAGAAGCGCACAGTTCACAGTATCTTTCTGCGCGCCTGAAACATTGATGCCGAATTGATGCAACTGCTTGGGTCCTGTCCCACTCCGCAAGAAATCCAGTCAAACCGAGCGCACTGAACGCCGCCCTCTGGTTCTTGAAAATACGCGTGGGGAGTTGAGACTTTCTGTTGATTTCAACCCACACGAAGTTACTCACTGGGGTGACTCCCGAGAAATTTATCCATAAAATCGGCAATCAAGCGGTGCTCTTCTGCGGTGCCGTCGTTTTTGATGGTGTTGGCTCGGTCTGATATGATGGCGACGTTTCCTTGTATGTATCCTTTCCCAGCGACCACTTGGTCTAGTGATGCGGAGTTGCGGTCTGACCTATGGGTGTCGCCGCTGTAATTCAGCTTCACCCCTAAGATGGGACAGACAGTGACAAAGATGGATTGGAGATATTCTAGCGTGAGGTTGAAAGCTAACCCGCGACGACTAGCAGAGTACTTCGCGCGACAGAGCATGACCTGAAGCGGGTGAGCGCGATACCAATCTCGATGGCGTTCCCGGTACCCCGGCTTTGCGCGGTATTTAGCAGTATATCCCTTAATTTTCTCGGGATTCTTGAGATTCCAGCGATGTTGGTTTTCTTTTTGATGTCGCATGTGCCTATTCTCCTACGGCTCCTGAGTACGTCGAAAGGTACTCCATACTCAATCGTAGCAAAATCTCCTTCATTTGTCCAGACTTCGAGATTGTATCTTTGATGAGCGGGTCAGTGCGCCGGGCGGCGTCAAAAGCTGCCTCGATGGTAGCGCGCTCTTCTGCAGTAGCCATGAACGCCATCTCGGCATCAAACCAATCTCCGGGTTCATCGTCTGGAAATTTCAGCGTGGTGTTTATCAGTTTTCTCAGTTCCCGCACGGTCACAGTTGAATTCAGTGCCGCCTCGACGATGGTTGGCGGAAGAACAATCGCAAACTCTTTCGCACGTCTCAACTCTATGGCTTTTGTTATCCCAATAGCTTCTAGTTGGTCTCGGGAGAACGTATCAATCAAGTCCCGAACTGTGAGAAAATATCGTTGAATGCAGCCTGTTCCTCGATTAAACTTGGTGGCGAGGCACTGCAAATATTGATAGAAAGAGTCGTAATTTACCCGCCAATATTGTAACTCGGCAACTTCCAAGATAAGGTACCCGAGGTAAGCGTAGCCGCGCTCCAAGCCGTTTTCAGCGGAGGCCAGCATCGCCACTTGAGTGTCTACGCGGTTCAATGCTTCGTTGGCTTTCGAATTCATCAATGACTCGCTCATTTCCGTTTCCTTCGAGCGTAGATGACCGCCGCTGCGCCGCCGTCGGCGAAGAACGACCGCATCCCGCTTTTCATTTCCTTGTCGTCGAGGAGACCGTTGTATTCCGTCAGTGCCGCTTTCAGTTCCTCGATTTCAAAATCGACCAGCAGTTGTGCCACATGCTTTGCGTACGGCAACGTGCCCGTGAGGTCGTAGGTGAACGCCAGCATATCCGCGACCCGTGGGTCCTTGGTGTCGGCTTTCGTGGGCTCCGTGCCCAGACGAGAGTCAACCACCTTCAGGTACGAGGTGATCGGGTACTGCGGCGGTTCAACCATGTGCTCTACGCACCATGTTTCGAAGTCCGCCTCGACTGCGGCGGAGCCGTACGCTTCCGCCAGCAACTCGAATTTGAATTTGCAATTATCTGGAGCCGTGTGGGTATTGTGAAGCACCCGAGCGGCGATCTTAGCTAACGACTTGTTCAGTGCCATTTGAATCCTCCGTCACATTGTCAAGAAGTAGTGCGCAAAACCCGTTCTAGCCGTGCCGTATAGGTTGATGACCATCTGAGGGGTCAGGTGGTAAATATATATATATATTATAACTCTTTCCCTCTCTATAACTTACCCCTTTTAAGGAAAATTCTCCCTCGCGCATAGTCAGATGGTCATCATCTCTCACGCCACGGCGGGTCATCGGTATAAATCCCCGCTGACTTCGGCTTCAGATTCTGTGGGACTGTCATTAACTTCATTCATTTCAGTCAGTTCCCACAGCCACTGCCGTTGAAATTGCTTGATGCTCACATTTATGGACTTCGCCGCGCGGCGAACCGTCTCTGGGGAGATACCGTGCATCTCTTTAGCCTGCTCGAAGACCTCTTTCGCAGGTTTGGGTTTGCCTGCTAAAAAGTCCGTCAAGAAATGCACCGCTTCCTGCAGTTTGAAGTCCGTACCTGTCGGTCGCCCGCCGCCCGCACGTTTGGCTTCCAGCATATCATCAGCCGTCTTGTCCACTGCGTTGCCCCAGATCGCGTACGGGGTCCAAACATCATCCTCGCCCGCAACCTGCAGTTCGGGAATTTTCAGCGCCGTGGTTCGGTACGCGATTCCGCCGCCCGCTTTCGCCAAGTTATTTTTGATGCGAACCATCGAGTAGGTATCTTTGGTTCCGCCCTCGTCTTCGCTGGCGTCCCTGATGCACATCCAAGCGCACCGAGACACGCCGATGAATGCCATCGCTCCACCGACTCGACCGATGGCGTCCAGTTCCGATTTTTTGTTGAGGTGCATAATCATGATGATGGCGACATTCCTATGCGCCGCCATCTGTTTGAGCGGAATCAACACCTCCCGCCGTGCTTCTTGTTCAGCGACCATGCTCGCGTCGCCGAGGTAGTTGCTAATCGGGTCGATGACGACCAACCGAATGTCAGGATGCTCGCCCAAAAAACTATCGATTGCAGGAACGTCTACGTCCAACCGCACTTCGGTATCGGCGTCGCCGGGTCGGTTGACCGATTCAAGGAGATGGACTTTCGTCCTGTCGGCTTCGGATGCAATCAAGCGCGGGATAACCGTGTCGTCCAAGTCGTCTTCGCCAATGAGTAGCAAAACTTCAGATGGAGGAATGGTATTTGCACAGTCCGACCACGGTCTACCTGTGGAACAAATCGCGGCGATGCTGACGGCAACAATGGATTTTCCGTTGTCCGGGTTCCCGGCGATCAACGTAATTTTCCCAAGCGGCACGCGATCCTTCCACAGCCATTTGATACGCTTTGGGCAGAGAGTATCCGCCGTACGATAAACCAACGACTTCGGCTTTACCTCGGGCTCTTCGTGTTCGAAGTCGGCTTCGAATTCAGGTTCGCACGCATCGCTGACAGGTTTGGCGGGCTCGATGCCGTAGGCTGTCTCGGGTTTGATGCCACAGGCTTTGAAGACGGTGCGCTTGCGGTAATCGCCGCGTTCTATCCATTTCTCTCGATGGCCTTGTACGGAAGCGTTGAACATTTTCTCAACTTCCGCTGGGTTATTGTTCAGCCGCCGCGCAAGCATTGAACAGAGTGCCATGTCCGCATCGGAGTTGTCGTTATCGTACGCGGAGGCATCACCCATCCACACCTGCTTGAATTTTTCGTTCTTAAACTGCGTAATCATGAAGTACGGCACGGTCATGTCCGCAATTGCTGGGATGCCGTCGCCGCCGAGGCAAATCCGACCCGTCACCGTGAGGTAGCGACCGCCCTCGGCACCGCTGTAGATTTCCGCGCCGTAGTGATTGCCGCTGGGGAATTTTCGCTGCCCCTTCGGAAGTGCCGCGCACTGCACGAACGCGCGAATGCCGTTGCCTGACGGAGTGATTTCGCTATACGGATTGCCGAGTTGTTCCAGAATATTGAGAACATACGGCTCGACGATAGAGTCTTTGACGACGCCGTCGAAGTCGATGCCGACCAAGTCGGTGCCCTGCAGCATGAACCCGATGCCGTCGTATTTCGTCAGTTCGTCGGAGGCCAATTCGAGTGCTGTATCGAAGGCTGCCCACGTCGATGAGTCGTTCGATTTTGCTGGTCCGCCGTTTTTGGCGTCGTACGGAACTTTGGTGGTTTGACCTTTACGCTTCTCTAGCTTCCACACAATCCAGTGCGGAAAATCCTTCAATACCTGCGGAATAGCGTCAGCATTCACCATCAGCTACACCTCGAATTAAAACCCGAACTTGCCCTGCTCTTTTATGGTCCGTTTCTCGAACTTGATTTTCTCTTTCACGTCTTTAGCGGCTTTACGCTTAGTGAACGTCTTCAACTTTTTCTGCTCAGACATCCGCTGTTCGACCGCGCGATGCACACGCTGCAGATTCAGGCATGCGAGATACCCAGAGAAATCTTGCTCGAAATTCGTCTCATACCACGCCTCGAATTTTCCGTCTTCTTTGCCGAGCCGAAGAATCCAGCGCGCCTTGATGTCTTCGCCCGTATCCTCGACGATTGCGTTTTGGTACGCCGCCGTCTGGTACAGGTAGTCGATGCGCAGCGCGTTACTCGACTTCCAGTCGATCAGGTCCAGTTCGTCAAGAAACAGTCTACCACAGCATGCCGGGTTCTCGCAAGCATCAACCATCGCGAGCCCGTCCGTGGTGCCCGCGTACCCATGCTTCCGGCTGTAAACGACACGCTCCGTGCAAATCCAGCGCACGTTATGTCTCTGCATCCAGTCGAACGCCGCCATGCCGCAGCTTATTGAGCGTTCATCTGTGGGAGCCATGTCGTTCATTTTATCTACGACGCCGTGATTAAACGTGATGGCGTTGCGAATGGTAGCCTCGATCCATTTGTGCGCCGCCGTACCTACGTCGCCAGCGTCTTCGAATTTGTCCTTGTGCGCAGACTTGGACTGCATCAGGAGCGCGTCGAATTCGCCCATCGTGATCGCTTTGATGCGGTTGTCTTCTGTGGGTATGAGGCGCAGCATCTTGAGGTACATCATCTTGCACGCCCACGGCACTAGATACATGCTTTTGTCGATGATGCCGACGACGCCCGTGATACCCGACACCCGTTCGAGTCTGCCGTCTGGGTGCTCGATGTACCAATGCCAATTCGCCCTGTCAAAACGCAGGGTGACTGAGCCGTTGTAGAAGTGCAACGGCTCTTCGAGTTGAAATTCTTCTGACTTCATTTTCCGCGTCGATCCACCAATTCGGCCAGACTTCTCACTTCTGTTTCAGTCAATGCGGAAAAAATCACATTGAAATGTAGCTCGTTTGTAGCGCAATTCTGTTTGACGTAGGTCGGAAACCCGCACTCCGCAAACAATAGTAACAGCCTCTCCTCGTTAGTTTTTTTGCGTTCTTGGTGTTCAAGTTCTTCCCTAGTGTACTCCACAATCGGCGGCTTTTCTCCGCTCGTTTTTCTGTAGATACCCATCCAATGGTACGCCGTTGTGTGAGGGATGCCGAGGGCTTTCCACATAAAACGAATGCGGTCGCCCTTATCTTTTGGTTTGTTAACCACGTACCAGTCGTGCCACTTTACACACACGCGCCCGAAGGTGTGCCCCTCCGCACTGGTGTCATCCACTGCTCCAGCCGCCTTAGCTGCGTCGTATGCTTCTGAGATTTCCTGCTTTGCTTGCGATTCCGTGTTCAAGTGGTTTTCTCCGTATCGAATGCTGCGGTAAAAACGGGTTCGGCTCCGGGTGTCCAGTTATGCCAGTTCTCCGCTCCGTTTCTGACTGTCCAAATACAGTCTGCTGTTTTTGGATAGTCGGTCTTACGCCAAGCGACAGTCGATTCCGCTAATAGCCTCTGCTCGATCTTGGCGTTACACAAAAAATAAACATACCGAAACTGCAGCCCGCGCACATGGGATAGACCTAAGCGAGCCATGTCGCTCGGAAACGGGCGACGTACGCCAGACTTGGTGTTACGGGGAGCCCAATTACCGACCCCTAGTTTTGGATTTTCGCGCACTTCAGTGGGCGTCACATAACGTCCTTTTTTTCCTGCAGTGATTTCCCCGATCGAAATCAACAGCTTATGCAGTTGGCGAGGGTGAATCCGCTGGCCCTTGCTGTCTCGGTACGCTTCCGATGATATAGACGGGCCACAGTAGAAATTGCTGGCTTGATAGATGTATCCGGGTTTGCCCCAAATCGCGTCTGCCCATGTGAACAGAACCTTCAGGTCGGGACGCATTTGTCGAAGACAGCGGATGGCCGCCGTAATGAACCTGCTTTCGCTGTTCTTCGGCAATTCATCCAGTAGACACAGTTTTCCGATTTCTAAGTAGTCTTGGGAGTCCAGCGAGGGAAACAAAACGCGGATCGTGTCTTTTGGCCGCACACCCCAGCCGAATGTGATTATTCCCACTAGACGGGCGGTCGGGTCAAACAGCCCCAGAACCACCTTGTTCAATTTCGGCATCACTTTGGAGTAGTGATGCTGCTTCACGAACGCGGTTGCGATTACCAGCGAAATTTCCTCAATATATAACGACGGTGAACCCCGAAGACAAAAATGGAGCGGAGCGGGCGGAATCGAACCCCCTTCTTTCACCCGGATAGGTGACTGTTCTGCCATAGAACTACCTCCGCAAATCTAAATGTAACCCACAAAGCGCACCAAGTCAAGTACTAAAGCCCTCTTGCTGCCGCGATGTCGTTTCTGCGAGCCTCGTTGGAATTCAGCGTTCGCGTCCTTGTGCGGCTACCCGTGAACGCGTACCGAGTTTTTGGTGCTTTTCGAGTTCCTGCCAACACTTCCTTGCGAATCTTCGCTGCCCGTATCTTGAGATACGCAGCCTTGAGTGACTTAGGTGGCACACCCAGTTCAAAGTCTCCAAATAGCGTCCAGACTTTTTTGCCGGGATGTTTATCAAATTCGTTCGCTTCCCGCTGCAGTACTGCGCCGAGCGTGCCCCTTTTATATAGGAAACTGGCCCGCCCTTTCGGAACTAGCATGCTCACGAGGGGGGAACTGCTCGGAATCTTAATATCCCGGATCTCGGGATGGCACCTCATGATGGACTGAGCGACTACGCAGTGCCCTTCGCTGGCGCATTCCCCTGCCGCCACGTCCTGCGGGGTGATGGTGAACTTCAGTGGTTCGCTGATTTCGCGATTCGGGATTACTCCCGTAGGTCGTCTTCGTGCTTTCCGTGCGGTCATTTTGATGCTCCTTGTTTTTTGGCGTACGAGTTTATCTCAAAACCCAACTTCATGAGTGCAACCACCAAACGGACATCGTTCACCTCTAGATTTTTGCCCCGCGAAATGTAGTGTAATGTCGGCGGCAGAAACGAAGTGTCATCGGGGGTCGGAAAGGCGAGCGTACCCGCCACCGACGCCATCTTACTTTTTACTGGGCGAATATCTGTGGGCAGGCTCAACTGATTTTCGTTAAACCAATCCTTAACGTACCTTTCCGACTCTTCGCGATAAAGTAACCGGAGTTTGTATGATTTTTTCAAATGCCCGATGAACAGAGACGACACGCTATACGGTAGAGGCTCCGATAGTGGAGCCCGCACTCGCTGCTTCTCTTTAGGTTCTTCAGCGACGACGGAAACGGGCATGCTCTCTTCCAAAACTTCGGGGAGAGCCACGTTCTGAGTCCCTTGCGAATAATCTGGGGCGCTCGCGATAATTTCAGACTGCCCCGCAGCGAACCATCTCACGGTGCCGTCATCCATTGCCGCAGTGAAGTACCCAGCCGCCGAACCAACTACCGATAGCACTGTTCCATTCAAACCGCGCTTTGAAATTCTATCTCCGATTGTCATCCTATTTACCTCAACCGATCTATCTCACATTCCCTTCACCAAGTCAAGCGAAAAAGTTGGTTTGCTTCTGAATCTTCTCAACCTCGCCTGCCTTCTCGCGCAACTTGTCCAGCACAGCCTCGGGCAGGTAGCGGTCAAGGTACGGTGACGGACTGCCCGCGAATGTGATGCGCAAGCGGTCGATGGCGCGGCTGATCGCCACGAAATAGATGCGCCGCTCTTCGCGTGCGTCACCTTTGATGTGCGGCATCATTCCGCTTCGCGCGCCGATGATGAACACGTTCTTCCATTCGCCGCCTTTGGCTTGGTGAACTGTGGAAATTGTCAAACCTTTCACCGTATTTCTGCGGTGCATTTTCTTGTTGGCGTAGACGATGAACTCTTTATTGGATTTGAAATCCTCGGCGATGATACGCAGCGTCTGCAGATTCTTGAGCGCGTCGTTGTCCCTCTCGGTGCGGTCGTCCACAGCGTATTTCGATTCGAGTTCGGGAAACGTTTGCGCGATGGCCGCTTCCGTTGAGAGTGATGGGTGCGCTTTCAGCGCGTTGATGGCTTTGCTTATTTCGGTCTGCTTCCAGAACCCCGATTTGCCGAGCAGATGGTAGAAAATATTATTCTCGTCGCAGATGCGCTCCAGCGGCATGAGCATCTGGTTCGTGCGCGCGATGATGATGCTGTTCGTCGGGTCTATCTGGGCGTTGGCGACCGCAGCCTCGGCTTCGGCGTCCTCGGTGAAATACATTTTCATCCCAATGGGCGCTCCGACTTCGGTGCGAGCCGACACCATCTTGTCGAGAAGTTCCTGCGGACAGTCGGACGGTGCGTTCTCCCGAATGAATTTGACGATGTTCTGTGTGCTGCGGTAGTTTTTGCCAAGATAGAAATATTTTCCGCCCGGAAACCACTGCGTGAAGTTGGTCAGGTTCTCGGGACTAGCTCCGCGCCATGTATAGATCGCCTGATTCGGATCGCCGACCACCGTGACGTTGCCGTGCTTCTCCGACAGAAGCTGCATCATACGCCACTGCAGGTTGTCGGTGTCTTGGGCTTCATCAATAATCAGGTATTCGTACTGCCAGCGCGCTCGCGTGTCCGCGTTCTCTTCAAGCAGGCGTACGGCGTCGCAGAGCATGCTGTCGAAGTCCATCCACCCTGCGGCGATGCGCTCTCGCTCGTATTCCCCGTACGCGCGCGAGTAGCCGTACTCGAAATTCTCCGCTGACTCTTCCGGGGTGATGTTGCCGCGACGCATTTTCGAAATGAAACTGTCCAGTTCCTTGTAGTCGAGTTTATACTTACGAATGAGTCTGCACATCAAACGGAAACGTAGCTCGGGCTCGACAGGCTTGCGTCCGTCTTCCGAACAAATTAGGTACCCGAGACTATGGAGTGTGGAGAAGACGCCTTTCACGCCCGCACGAGTCTCGATGGTGTTGGCGGCTTCTTTGCTGAAGGTCGCACAGCGGATGTTGGATGCAGGAACGCCTGAGTCGCGCAGAGCGTGAAACAACTCCACCATCGTCGAAGTTTTCCCCGAACCCGGTCCGCTTATAACACATCGCGCACCTTTGCGGGTTCGTGACTCGACGACGGCGAGTTGCTCTGGGTTTAGATCGGTCATTTGAAAAGTTCTCGCATAAGTTCTGTAGTGCGAGGATGGGAAAATCCAGCTTGCTCTAATAAGCCTTTGCGAAAATTGCACCCTTTACTGGTTTTGCCGTTTTTGCTCCCGCAGCAGGGAACTACGTTAGCGAGCGTGTACCATTTACGGTTATCGATGCGGTCCAATCCAGAACCGTATCTGCTTAGTGGTCCGCCGCAATAATAGCATGGGCAAGTGATTAACTGAGCCCACTGCTCGAAAGACAACTTCCAAGGATGCTTGGCAAGGCGTTTTGCTTGCGAGAAACGATGTCGAAGCGATGTGCTATCTTCTGTTTTCCACCACTGAACTTTCCTCTTATACTTCAAAACGCTTGCTTGATGTGCGGTGCTGTGCTCGGACTGATAGCGTTTGCAGCACTGCTTGCACTGGGCAAAAAGTCCGTCACGCATGGCTGGGTTGCGGTAGAAATCAACCGAGTCTTTTCCGCACATCGAACATCGCTTCATTTGAAGTACTCCGCGAGAAAATGTATCCAGTGATCTTCGCCAACCCGGCGAGCGACTTTACTGTGAGTCACTCGCCAGAAGAGCCATAGGACGAAGAATGAAATTTCGTACCCGAAGCCCATGAGCACGCCCATCCAGATGTACGAGACATCCGTCAGGAGACTAGAATCCCATGTCTTCGGCACTGGTGTCCTCGGTTGCCCCGACTTCCTCCCGTGCTACTGTTGCTTCCTCGCGGTCGCCGCCCGTGACAAGACCCTTGATGTCCGACACGTTGATTTCGGTCGTGTACTTCGTGGTGCCGTCCCGCTTGTCTTCCCACTTGCGGGTTTGCAGCTTCCCCTCGACGTAGACCATGTCACCCTTGTGCAGGTAAGGCTGAACGAACGCTTCCACAGACTTGCCCCAGACGACGAGATTATGCCACTCGGTCTGCTTGAGCTTTTCGCCCGCGCCGTTCTTATACGACTCGTCGGTTGCGATGGAAAAGTTTGCGACCGCTTTCCCCGACTGAGTGTGTCGAATGTCGGGGTCTTTGCCTAACCGTCCGACCAAAATTACCTTATTGACTGATGACATGGTGTTTCTCCTTTATGCGTTTGCTTTCTCGACAAATTCGACGAGTTTGTTGATGCCGTTCTCCTGCCCCTTCGTGACCCGGACCGCTTCAAAGAATTGCTGCCATTGACCGACCGTGATTTTCGTAGCGTCCTGCTGACCGACCACAGATTTGATGTACGCCAGAATCTTCCGGTTGATCGGCAACCCCGTGCTCTTCTTCAATCCAGCTTTCGCCAAATCCTCTCCGAGCAGCGTGATGTTATTGCGATACGGCTTCAGTTGTTCTTCGGACGGTATGGTCGAATCCGCAAAGTTCACCGATGTAGCGGATGTAGTCGCCGAAGTCGCCGCTGCCACCGCTGCCGTGGCTGGGGCAGTCGCGGACGAAGAATTTGCCGCAGTTGATGCAGATTCCTTCGTCGTCGATTTCGCAGCCGCAGGAGTAACAGGTGTAGTAGTCTTCGCTGCCGCCTGCGGTCGTGCGTTTGGGGTTGTCTTCCGCTCGGTGTCGCGTCCCTGTCCTACTGCGGTGTTACCATCATCGTCTTCGGACGTGACGCCGCAAATGGACAGATAGCCAGTGCGCCGAGCATACGTGACACAGCCTGTCGCACTCTGGGCATTTCCTTTGTCGCCGCCCGTAGTCGTGTTCGGGAGAAGCAAAGTCTCTGCAATGAATTCGCCAGACTCGTGATAGAGGTACGTCGTGACCCCTGTATATCCGTTGACTGGATCGGCGACCGCAGGCTGGAAAATCGTCAGTCCGTTATTGTCGAGCGTCTTCCCCAACGCTTCGATGACGCCGTCCAGCGTGGCGTACTTGCTGTGAAAATGCGGGTTGGTCGTGTCCCGCTTTACGACTGGGAATTCCTTCTGCGCTTTGCGCAGTGCCGCAACTAGCTTGAGGATGGTGTCCGTTTGCATCATGATTTTCTCCCTATAAGTTTGTCGATTTCGTCAGTCAAAAACTGAAGTCGTTGGCGGATGTCGTTTAATGCTTCCACAGGAACCACTATCTTGCGGCTGAGATACTTCTCGCCATCCTTCTCTAGCATTTCGTGAACGGATATGTTAAACTCTGTATCTGAGAAGTCCGCACGCGGGTTGAAGGGAATCGGGATGCTCATCACGACGCCTGTAGTTGGATTGCGGAATATCACTACACTCGGAATTGGAGGTATCGACTCTTGAGCACCGACCCATTCGCCGCCAGCCGCGATCACCGCACGCTGCAATCGGCTCAGGAGCCCGTCAGGTCTGATCGGAAAGCGTGTATCGATTGCCATGACGCGATAGTACGAAAAGTACCATCAAGTTGTCAAGGGGTATTTTAAAATTCTTTTTTCCTTGACATTGTGAACCATCCAGCGGTACACTGAGTTATGTCTAACTTTGCCATTCGATATAGAAACGGAGCCTCCCTGCGAGAATTGGCTCGGGGCTCTGGTTTGTCCTACGAGACGGTCCGTCAACGACTGATTGAACACAAAGAGCCTAGGAGAGCCCATATGCTTCCGCTTCGGCGTGCTGCTCGAAATCAAGTTCTCGTGGCGTACAAGTGGGGAGCGAAGGACAGGGGTTTGGTGTGGGCTCTCTCAGGCACTCAATTTGACGCGATTATTCAGAAACCCTGTCACTACTGCAAGCTGCCGCCGTCTAACAAAGCTAAGTACCAGAAACACGGTGTTCTCGTCTACAGCGGTATTGATCGCAAAGATAATGCCGTTGGGTATACACCTAGGAACGTAGTGCCCTGCTGCTGGTTCTGTAACAAAGCCAAAAAGACGCACTCTTACGCCGATTTTATGGCGTGGATACAAAGAATTCGGCAGTCTTAGTACTTCCGTACTATTGACTAGACTCCCCGACTGCGAGATGATGCCTGCAGGAGGAAACACAGCATGACAGACAAGAAGCGTAGAAACGAGAAGCCCCGTGTGCTCGGTGCCCCGTATGTCGCGCGCCAGCGCGTCTGGGGCGAGGACGCGTATTTGGAATTTGCCCGCAAGGCATGGCCTGATTTGCTCGACCCCGCCGACGACGGTCCAGAGATTGCTATTATTCTGCGAGAGCGTGCCTTCGCGCAGGAGGAATCTGATGTTCGACCCCGAAAATAAGCGATGGGTAAACGGCTGGGGCGACGGACTGACGGGTCCGAATACCCCGAGCGCCATGGGAGTCACGGCGGGTCATAGTGTCGCCCGCGATAACTGGCACCATGCGGCGGATGCTTGGACTCGCCAACGTAACAAAGGTATTGACACAGGACCGTTTCCGATCACGCCGTCATGCGACGATTATTTCGTGCCCGTCTCCGAAGGTCGTGATACAATCGCCATCGTAGTCGGTCCCGACCGCGTGGAGAATGCACAAGCTATCAGTGCTTTGCCTGAATTGCTGGCGGCGTGCAAAGCGATGTTGGAACTGTATCCACAGACTTATCCGTGTGCGGTTGGATGTTTCGACGTGACTCACATCGATCCGCAGGATTGGAGGGACGTGCGGCGTCAATTAGAGAACGCGGTCGCCAAAGCGGAGGTCAAACTGTGAGCGAGCCCACAGGAAACCTAATCAACTGTCCGACGTACAAAATCGAGGATCGCAAAGCTATCCTTGAGCGGACGTACCGGGCGCTGTTCGAAGACCCTGACTGCCGCGTGGAATTCAAAGGGCTGCAGCAGGCGTACACCAAAGACGAAACCGCCAACTGGGTCGCGCGCGAAACGATTGTTCGATTGCTTCAGGAGTTCTAAATGAAATATTTGCACGTAGACTTCGAGACGTTCAGTCTTGTCGACCTGAAAATTGTCGGGCTGGACAACTATTCCAAGCACCCTTCGACGGGCGTCTCGATGTTGGCATGGGCGATTGATGACGGCGAAGTCCAACTGTGGCTGCCTCATCTCGGACTCATGCCGTCGAAACTTTGCGACCCTATCCTCAATGACCCCGACATCATTATTGTCTCGTGGAATTCACAGTTCGAGTGGAGCATCTTTAATTACGTTTTGAAAATGCCGCTGCCGCTGTCCAAATTCCGCGATCCAATTGTCCTCGCCCATAACATTTCTCTACCGGGCAAACTTGCCAAGGTCGCCGAAATTTTGAAGATGGCCCAGCAGAAAGACGTTGCTGGCACCACCGTGAAGAAAACGAAAACGGTGGGGCTGAAAGATATGTTCTGCAAGCC